CAGGTTGCTGAGCAAATAAAAGAGCGCACGTTTGGCAGATTGAACTTGCTCAACCGTCAACTCTTCTGCTAATTTGCCAGATCGACGCGCACCATCATCAATCAGGTTTTGAACCGTGATGACTGTCTGTCCGACCGTTCCTGAATATGCCATGTGTTCACCTTACCAGCCTGAGTTTTTCTTGCCTTTGGATGCAGTTGAAACACTGCAATCTTTCAAATTGATCTTGCCGCCTTGTTTGTAACTTGAATTTTTGGCGGCATGAATTCTGCCGCTAAGTTGCGCCAACTCGCTTGAGGCATTACGAGCTTTGCGCTCTTCATCCGAAAGATTTTGCTCACGGTCTGCATACATCCAGTTTTTACCTTTTGATGCAATCTCGGACAACTCAGAATGACGCTTTTCAAGGTTGGGCAAATCTGCTTTGTCTTGAGCAATTGCATCCGCTTTGATTTTGTCGTTGCGAGCTTTGACATCAGCCATGGACTTTTGTTTCCATGCTTCGCGGTCAGCCTTGGCTTGCTCAGGAGTTTTCCTCGGCATTTTGCCGCTGAAAAAATCTTCTATTTGTTTGGTGGCTTCTTCAAGCCTTCTTTTTTTCTCTGGACTACTTTCGCTACTGCCGTACATGCTCATGATGTTTCCTTACCAGTTTGGTGAAGATTTGCTCTTCTGGTGTGTGGTGACCTTGCAGTCGTTCAAGCTAACCTTGCCGCCCTTTTTGTAGGAGACATTTTGACCAGCAGGCCCAACAATCAAGCCACCAACGTTTTGTCCGTCAGCGCGAGGAACATCACTTTCTTCGGTTGAAGAGCCACCGATTGCGTTTGGGGTTCCTTGTGGATCAGCCATTTCAACTCCTTACCAGCCGGGGCAATCCCAGCGTTTCAACGATGCCTTTGCCCTTGGTGCGTCACCCTTTGAATGCTCTACCACGCCACTCATTCGTGCGCAGAAAGAATCCTTGCGAGCGCCTCCCTTGGGTTGCGGAGCTTTCAGGTGGCTACCTGTCTCACGGTTGTACTTTTCTCGACCCTTTTCGGTCAATCCAGCACCCTTGGAGACTGGTAGTTTCTCGCCCCTGCCTATTGCCAGAGACACACCACCTTCTTTTTTCTTTACTGTTTTGGCTGATTCTCTGAAGGCTTCAGCAGTTGGCGCACCTTTGCTATTTGGTCTGCGCATTTTTTCACCAGAGCCTTCAGCAATTCTTTGCTGTTTTGCATGAATGTTGGCATATAGCCCCCTTTTTGACATTATTACCAGCCAGACTTGCCGCCACCACACATCTTTTTGGGTGCGGCACGTTTGACACTGTACGCAATTGCTACTGCCTGCTTGACTGGTTTTCCAGCCTTTACTTCAGTAGCAATGTTCTTTTTAAAAGACTTTTCAGATTTTGATTTGACAAGTGGCATTTCAACTCCTTTAAGCTTGAGCTTCTTTCCAAGAAATACGAGCCTGAATTGTTGCAGAGGTAGCAGACAAAGGAACTGCCACGACATACAAAATATCAGGGCCATCAGGGTAAAAACCTGATTGCGCTGTTGGTACAGTGTTGGATGTACCGCCGCCTAAGATTGAATTACCCAAGTCACGAACCTGAGACAAGTCAATAGTGGTAGGGCCTGACACCGCAGTGAAGGTAGCCGCCACCGACTCACCAGCGGAAATGGTCACGGTGTTGGTTGTGTTGAAATTCACCTGAGCCAATGAAGAGCTTGTTGGCGACTGAGCAGAAATAGGGGTAACAAAGTTACCGCTGTTACCGCTGAACGTACCAGTGACATAGCCATTCAAAATCAAGTTGATTAGATAACCAGTCGTACCAGTTGTAAACAATTGCAATTCAGTTAATTGCAACTGCATGCGGTTGATAATTTCTTTCAAACCTAGCGTACCAGTTGTTCCGTTATCAACGGATGGGGCAATACGGATAGCCAAGATAGGCACAGGCGTTGTTGCCGTAGTGGTCATGGCGGTAGTCATACCGTAGTTGAACACCAGTGACTTGTCGTCATCAAAACGACCATCCATGATCACTGAAGAACCCCAGTGGGACAGGGATGCGGCAGTATCAGGTGAGGCAAACTCAACAGCAACAGGAGGAATTGCGTTTGTTGATGGGCTTGCGGCAGTAAATGACTGAGCTGTACCACTACCGCCAGTTTGAATACGAGTCAAACCAGTCAATGTGGTTGATGTCTTGCCAGAGTAGGCAATGTATTCAATCGTGCCAGAACTGCCTGCATTTGACACCTTGACGGTTCCAGATGGGGCAAAACCTGCGGTGCTTGCAACGTTGATGGTTCCAGTTTCTAAGCTTGACAAGGTAGAAGTCAAATAAGTTGCTGGTGTCTGACCATTGGATTCATAGTGAGCAGACATGTTTCCAGAACGCATGTAGGCTTCATAACGCTGGTTGTTGTTGGTCTGGGTGAATGCATAAACAATTGCGCCGCCAGTTGTGCGGAAGCCCCAGCGAATTACACCAGCGCCGTACCAAGAATAGTCGATGTACCACATCTGCATCTTGGTCAGGTCGAGTGTGTACCCTGAGGGGCCAGTGCCATCACACGGATCAAACCATGTTGACTGCGGATAGCGGGTATCAATGGTCTTGGAGACGATGTATCCCCCGTTGGGGTTGTTGGTGGTGTTCAGTGTTGCGCCACGGTACTCAGGGCTGATAAACAGTGAAGTATCACTTGCAATGCTGGCAACTTTGTATGATTGACCACGGATCACGATGTAGTCGCCGGGAGACAATTGGCTGGTGAACTGAGTGCCAGTACCAGTCACGGTTCCAGAACCCTGAGTCACAGCCACCGTTCCATTGATCTGGTTGGTGCTTGTGCGCCATACAGCATACAAAGTCTGACCATCAAACTCAAAGAACATGCCGTTTTGCTGGTCGAAGAAGCCAACACGGTTGCTTGAGCCATACCAGCTTACTGGACTGATCTTGATGATCATGCCAGTAGCAGTAGCGGCTGATGGGGTTGACAAGGCAACATAGGTAAAAGTCAACGTGCCAGTCACCGTGATGGTAAATGTGCCGTTGTAGGCCGATTGATCAGCGCCAGCAACAGTAACCACGCAACCTGTTGCCAAGTTGTGAGGGAAGCGGGTGGTGACGGTGACTGTTGTACCGCTTGATGTCAGGCTTGTGTTGAAGATTGAAGGCTTCAGTGTCGTACCAGTAGAAAACTGGATACCCTTACCTGATTGGTAACGGAAATAACGACGGGTTTGGCGGATCAATTGCTGGTTTGGAACTGCCGCACCTGCGGAGAACGCTACACCACCATCAAATGCACGAGGCTCAACGTAGCCAGAAGGACGTGCGTACAGGTTGGTTTGACCTGCGGCATTGGTTACAGTGCCAGTTGCGCCTGTAGAGGCATAGGTAAAGGTGCTGGCTGTCGGAACAGTGGCAACAACCCATGCGCCGTTGACGTTTGTACCGCCAGTTGTGCCGACGACATAAATCAAGCTACCTTTGGACAGACCATGAGCGCCTACAGTGGTGACAGTCACTGTGTTGGTGCTGGTCACAAAAGCAGTTGTGCCTGAAGCCAAGTTGATGCCAGAGCCAGAATAAAAGTAACCCAAATAAATGTAGGTGTTGGCAGGATTAAATTGGTTACCAGACGCAACAACGTTTGTTGTGACGTATGAAACGCTTACGTTTGAAGACACAGCAGACACCAACCACCAACCATTGGCATTGACATCCGCAGAATTTTGAATATAGATTGGAGTACCAACTGAAAAACCAGTGGTATCTGCCATGAAGACCGTAACGGTCGTTGTGCCTGCGCCTTGAATACCCTTGTTGGATGCACTGATGTCAGGGACACGAGGTTGTTGGGCAATGTAATAAACGCTTGGGCGACCTTGCTGAAGAGCAATTGTTTCCCATTTGGTTGGCTGAGTACCGTACTCAAAGTCGGTATCAATCAACGCTTGTGGAGATGAAGTGCGCAATTTATCAACAGGATCATAAGCCGCTGACCGCTGATTTTGTTGCGTCATCAACTGAAGATCGTTTTGCGTTTTGGGGCCGTTGTAATTAACGATTAGAGACATATTTCACCTGTGCATTAAAAAGGCGGGAGCCGAAGCCCCCACCGTTTACTTCTTGGCGCTACCGCCACGCTTTTTTGCTTCAGGAGGAGGAGCATCTTTGTCCGTCCTGCTGTAGCTTCCCGAAGGAGCAAAGTTGTCATTGATGAAGTTCTTCACACCTTGGTACATGGCGCGTGGTACGCCAAGTATCTGGTTGCGTTGATTCTCATTCTCTGACTTCGTTGTGGCTTGTTCAGCCTTCCTACGAGCCTGCTCACGGTCAATGACCGCATCGCCTGTACTTCCGCCGTCAGCCATTTTTACTTTGCCGCCATGCTTGAAAGTACCAGATTGCGCTGTATTGACTACAGGACGCGCTCTTGGACGAACAGGGTACGCCACGGGTTTGCCAGCGTCATTAACACTGCCCCCCGTGGCGTAAGCTTTTTTTGAGGCTTTACCCCCATGCTTGTAGCCACCTGCATTAGACTCTTTGACCTCGCCAGTCTTGGTGTTTGAAACACCTTTCTTGGCTGTGTCAGCAGGACGGTGTTCCCAGTCACCCTCAGGGACTGTGCCACCATTCTTAAAGCCGCCAGCATTGCCCATACGCACACCACCAGTACCGCTGGCGGAGTCGTTTTTGTCTCCGTCATATACCTTTGTCTTTGCGTACTTGGCTTCGTTGCCATTGATAGTGCCACCTGCGGCATAACCAGCAGGCTTATCCATCTTGACTTTGCCAGTGCCGCGAGCGGTGTCTTTTTTGTCACCATCATGCATCATGGTTTTGGCGTATTTGCCTTCTCCGCCTTGGATAGCACCACCAGATTTCAGCGTGATTTTTGTGCCTTTGCCACCTTTATGCTCTTGAGCATCGTGTTCTTTGAAGGCTTTTTTGATCATTGCTTTGTCTTGTGCCACATCGCTGGCTTTGCCGCCCTTTTTCATGCCGGGTTGCAAGCCACCGCCCATAGGAGCGCCCATCGCTGGAGCCGCCATAGGAGCCGCCATTGCACGTTTAGCCATCGCACGTTTAGCCATAGCCGCACGAACGGCAGGATTTGCCATTGCCGCCATTGCTTGTGGGTTAGCCATCATGCCGCCGTCTGCTTTGTGAGCAACCTTGCCACCTGACTTCATGAAGTTAGGGTTCATGGCTTTTTTACGGTCAGCTACGGAAGGCTTTTTTGGGGACTTGCCCTCTTCGCTTTCCATAGACTCACGGTACTTAGCACCACTGGACATAGGAGCGTGACCATGCTCACCCTTTTCAAGGTGCTTGGTGTTGACGTGACCGCCTTTTTTCAACTTCAGAATGACAGATGGTTCATCCGTCATCATTTTGGGCATCTGCTTGAAGCCCCCTGCACTGTTTTTAGTAGCCATGAAAGCCTCCTATTAAGCTTGGTCAGAGCCAAGTAAACCTGCACGAGTGGCGTTGGGGCCAACTTGAATTGCGGTCAAACCCATGCTGATCAACAGGCGCTTAGAACCATCTGGTGTTGCAGAGATAGCATAAGTACCACGAACGTCAGGAGTTGTGGGGCTAGACACGCTTGATGGGACTAAGTTCAATGCATTGGCAGTGTAAGAACCGCCAGTATTGACTTTTGTACCTGCCAAGTAGTTAGCCTGTGTAGTGGAGATGTTTCCAGTTGTAGCCGATGCATTTGTCCACCAGTAAGTCGTATTCAACGACACGCCAGTCAACGAGCCAATAGTTCCTGTGAAAGAAACCAATGTACCGCTAGGAGGTGAGTAGGCAACTGTGAATACGCCGGGCGAAGCAATCGTCAAGCCTGACACAGCTTGAGTTGAGTAGTTTGTAGAACCACCACCCAAGCCAACAACAACACCTGAAGTATTGTCGAAGCTGTTGCTACCAGTAACTTTGGCAGTGATGATGTAGCTTGTGTCAGTAATCTTTGCAGGCAAACCCATAACTTTGGTGTTGTCAACAGAAATTGCGCCGCCAGAAGCGACCATAGACACTGAAGACACTTGGAAGAATGCCTTACGACCGTTTACAGCAGTTGAAGCTGAAGTGCTGGTTGCGATGATTTCGCTCATTGCCTGACCGTAGTAGTCGTAACCAGAAACAGTCACGTTTACAGCAGTCAAAGTGTTTGCAAATGTCAAACCAGTGTTAGTGCCAGAAGTTACTGTAGTGATTGCCGCGCCAGCAGTAGTCACCAATGTGAAGGTGGTTGTACCGTTGGTTGCAGAAATCAAATAAGTACCAGCCGCCAAGGTGGAAGTACCAGAGTTTGTACCAGTCACAGTCACTGTTTGACCAACAGCCAAACCAACCAAAGGAGTCGTTGCAACTGCAAATGAACCTGTGGTGTTAGAGGATGTGATGTTGGCAGTCACAAAGGTGGCGGCAGTGAATGCGCCAGTTGACACGCTGACAGCGCGTGGGTAGTCCATCTGGTCAACCACAGTACCGTCTGAGCGAGTCACACGAGTCACACCAGCAGTGGCACTAGCGGCGGCAAGTGAAGTGCCGCTGTAGGTTGTTGCTGAGGTTGCAGATGCTGGGCTTGAAGCCGCCAAAATTGCGGCAGTGGTCACGGTTGCAGGAGTTTCGTCCAGCAAGTAAACACGACCCATGGGGCCAAAACCCAAGTCCATTGGAGCGGGGTCTTGAAAGTTGTTGTTTGGGTTTGTTCCAACGTAGCCTTGAGCAGGCCCGAGGAAAATATCATCGGAAAATTGAGGCATGATCTTTACTCCCTGAAAAGTTTGATCAGATTAAAAAATGGGGAAGAGCTTTTGACCCTTCCCCTTTTCGGCGTTGATTAAGCGCCGGGTGTGCCGTACATGGCACGAGGATCAGTGAAGCCAACGTCGTAACGCTCTGTCGCTTTGTAGCGCATAGAGTCAGTCTCGAAGTCACCTTCCATGGTCTTCTCCAGACGACGACGCATCAGGAGCTTCATGCCCTCTGGAGCGTCAGTCTGAACCCACCATGCGGTGCTAGAAGACAAACGTGACAGAACAGCCGCGCCTTCGTCCAACAAACCAATTGCTTTAATTGGGTTGATGTCGTTGTTGGCGTTACCTGTACGCAAAACAGACTTCAACAACACTTCGGCTTGGAAGATATTGCCGGGAGCCACCACCAACTGGCGGGGAACCAAACGAATACGCTTGCCGTTGTTGTCAACTGCTTGGCGAACTTGGATCAGCATCTGTTCAAGAGATGTCTGAGACAAGACAGCGGCAGTAGCCAACTGGTTGCTGAAAGTACCGTTCACGATTGGGTGAGCAGTGTTGATCAGAGAAACGCCATCGCCACCGGGGTAGCTTGAGTTGAAGGCGGTGTTCAACACGTTAGCGGCTAACAATTCCTTGGTTTCCACCAAAGATTGAGCCAAGTGACGTGCATAAGTCTGACCGATACGGATGTGATCACCGTCCTCGTACAACACTTTGGTCAAAGCGAAGGCTAAGCCATACACCTTGTACACATAGCGTTTCAAGAACAGGACACCACCTTGTTGGTAGGTAACAGGAGTGCCATCAGGTAACTGAGGAGCGGCTCCGAAACCGTACAGGACAGGTTCTTCGTGGTAGTTGCGGGGAATACCGTCTTGTTCGCGGAACACACGGCTCCACTCGTCGGCACGTTGGTCATAGACTCCATCGAAGCATTCATTGAGAATAGGTTCAACAATACTTCTAAAGTCCGTACTGCGCATTGGTGCGGCCATAATTTACTCCTTAAACGACAGCAGTAGTTGCCGCGACAAATTGAACATATGGCAACACAACACGAACAATCGTGTATGAATCACCCCAAGCGTTATCCACATAGGGAGCGAGATCAACAACGCGCATTTGACCTTGCGTACCGTTCGTTTGAGCGGAAGCTGTAGCCAAAGTTGCTTGCGACAGACCAGTGGTTGAAGAACCAGCGGTGATGTTGCTGAAGTTGTACTCGTTACCAATAGCGGTTTGCGCTAAAGAACCATCGGCTTGAATTTCATAAACGATGTTTTGGTCGTTGTAGAAATAAGCAACGCACGAACCTGTTTGGAACGTGGTGCTGGCAGGCCAATAGTTGGAGATGCGGCGACGACCAGTGGTGTCTGTCCACTCACAGCCAGCGAATGCGCCAGCGACTTGGTAGCCACTGGTTGCCGCGCTGTTGCCGGGTGTACCCGCAGGGATGATAGTGCCGTTTGTTGCACCAGTTGAACCGACCGTAGCGGCGGTTGTGTAGACAACAGGTTGGCCTTTCAGAATGTTGACAGCCAAGCCTGACGTGATGCCGTTAGCAAGCGCCTGAGCGCGATCCAAACCAGAAGGGTGGAACGCAGGGCGCAAACCGAACGGAGCGTTTGATGAAGACATAGTCTTACTCCTTTATTTGAGTTACCCGTGGAATACGGGTGCTTCTCGCGGTTGCTGATTAAAGTTGCCCATTCCCTCGCCTTCAATACTCACTAGCGACTTGCCGTTGCTGTCTCGTTGACCCTGTAGGCTCTCTAACTGGATTCGGACTTTGTCCTCTTCCTCACGAGGAAGGTCATGATGCATGTGCGTCATGTATTCCTGATAGATTTCCATCGGAATCTTGAAGAGCAAAAGCTCATTGCAAGAGATATACCCAACATGTTCTCCAGCTTTGACACGGTAATTCTCGAATCCGGGGAACTCATCCGATTTAACGGGAACGTACCCTAGACGCATACGCTTGTCGATGCTGTCGTAAGTGTTGGTTGTTGAAAGCCAGCAAAGATGCCACCCGTCTAATTCAGGTGTCTTGGGCATTGCCGATTGCGACCACTCTTCAGTCCACATCTTGCGACGTTCATCTTTAGAGGGGAACTTTTCTTCTGGTGCTTGGCGGCTTGCGTCCCCGCTTGCGCGGTCATTGCGTCCACCAGCATTCAAAGATTTTTTTAAACGAGATTCAGTCATGATTATTTGCCTTCCATGTTTCGTGATTGTTGTGCGTAGCGACGGATCATGCGATTGCGGGACTCAATGTTGTCCCACATACCCGCTTCCTTAATTGCGCTCACCTGTTGGGGTGAGAGCGTAAAGGTGCGGTTTGATCCACCAAATGAAGCTGATGCTTCTCTACCTGAACTTGCCACTACATTCCTCGGCTTTCTTTCAGACGAATTACGTTCTGCGGAGACATTGTAGCGGTGGGGTAAATACTTTTGCAAGCGGCTGTCAAGCTCATCCCAATAATCTGCCTCATTGGGGTTCCAACCCTCCTTGACCAACTCTTCGTCCACGCTCTTGGCAATGCGGCTGTCGGTGTCTGTCAGTGCGGGTTTGTACCAAGCATTGCGCTCGATCCACTTGGCGGCTTGCATCTGCATCCGTGGGTCGATCTGCTCTTGCTTAGGGGTTTGTGCTTGCCGAGCAAAGTTGTTCTTAACTCCAGATAAAGAATTTAACTTTTCCTTTGAGTCGTACATCATCTCCTGCGCACGAACCATGGCATCTCCGTCACCAGCGGCGGCGGCTTCGGAAATCTTCATCTTGGCGTACTCATACCGAAGGTTTTCGTCTTCGATCTGCTTTTCAATCTGGCTCATCTCTGAATACTGGGACTTGCGCTCAAGTTCAGCCATGCGCCTTGCCATTTCTTCGTTTTGGCGCTTGAGTTGTTGCAGTTGAAGCTCACGCTCACGGGTAGTGTCACGAGCCAGCGCACGTTTTGACCTGCGACGGGCGCGTTTGGCTTCCCTTACAGCGTCGGTATCGTCAGGATGGTCAGGATCGTCGTCTTCTACGGAACCGCCATCTGCCTCTGCCTCGGCTTTGGGTTCTGGGGGCGTGAACTCTTCGTCGAGGTCGTCACCCATGTCAATGCCTTCAGGCAGGGCAACAACGACTGAGCCGTCCTTTTCTTCCTTAACCTGAATCTCTATGTCTTGTTTGTCTTTTTCAGCCATGATGACTCCTTAAACGAAAGCTTTGAACGACAGAGGGTTGTCAGTCACCTTGGCGATCAACTCGTGATCGTTGAGGGTCATGAACAGGACTGGGTCTTCGTCATCAGGGACAGGGCGTTCCCAGCGGTCTCCGCCCCACTTTGGGACTCGGACATAGTCGCCGACCTGCGCCCATGTGCCTTCGGGCCACGGAGCCATGGTGTCGCGGTTCTTGAAGGCGAGAGGGCCTAACGCCACGACCTTACCGATCATGTTGTTCCACTTCTCGTTCTCCTTGGTCTCTGACACCAAGATGATCTTGCCTGCGGTTTTTTGCTTGATTCGGCGTAACTGAACGATGACTCGTCCACCGAAGGGCGCTTGTCCTGAGTCAATATCAGGGAATGCCCACTGAAGTTCCGCTTCAGGCGGTTGCGTTTGATCACCCTCAAACATGGGGATTACATTCTCACTCATTTTTTCTCCAAAACGCGCATATTTCAGCGCAACACGCACATCTTTCAGTGCAACGGATTTAAGGGTATCTCAACCCTTGTCTTCTTCTTCCAACTTCTGGTTGATCATTTGCAAGACCCATGCGAGTCCTACATGTTCACCAACCATCCTTTGATAGGACTCCCACGTCGAAGCGTTTCCGTTTGCCAGTGAGACTCCAATCTCAGCCTGCCGAAGTTTGATCATGTGGATCAACTCGGATGTCATTTTTTCTTCAGCGCAGACAAGCCGCTTTGGGGTTTAGAGGACTTGGCTGGCGTTGAGTTATTGCCTTTTGAGCCATAACTTGTGCCGTCCAACTTCTCGCCCATGGCAAGACGCTTGTGCTGAGGCACATTGACGCTTTTTTGTTCGTTATCAGATGCCATTTGGCGCTCCTTCTGGTGGTTGTGGTGGTTGCGGCGGGTTTTGCGCCAGTGAAAGCTGATTCTGAGCCTGATTTTGGATAGCCTCGTGCGTCAGCTTTGCATTTTCGATGGCAATCTTGGTTTGGTTGTCCATCTGATGCTCTTGTTGCTCCGCTTGCAGTTTTTGAGCCGCAAATTGAGCGTCTTGTTGGTCTTTTTGTGCCTTGCGCTGGGTTTCTGCCATGGACGTGTCCTTGACAACCTGTGCATCTGGCGGCAACTGGGGCGGTTGATTGAATTGCTGGGCGCGTTGCATCAATTGTTGCAGTTGCGGCATGATTTGCTGGAACACTTCGCCAGTATCCAAGCTCACATGTTGTCCAACAGCGGCAAAAACTTGGTCGATGATGCCTGTCAGCTTCACATCCTCGTAATTTGTCACTGGTTTTCCGCCTCTGGACTGCGCAACATACCCATTCATGCGGTTCAAGTACCACAAGGTCATGTGTTGCTTGATGTGTTCGATGGCATGAGGGGTGAATTGCGGTGCAAAGAACGGATTGGAGCCGTATGCAGGGTCGTTGGCAAACTGCAAATGCCCTTGAATGTGGGCAATATGGTCTTGTTGGATGTACGCATAGGCTGGTTGACCAATGGACATAGCCGCATTTTCGTCAGCAATGGTACGCATCTCAGGTGCAGGCACGTCAATCATCAGTTCATTGATGGCTGGAACCTTCATTTGCTTCAAGAATCGCTCAATAACCTTCTTTTTGTTGAAGACATCAGGGTTGTCCTTCATCAAAGCCATCACAGACTGCATCTGAGCCATACGCTGGGTCTCAGAGAAGATGTGCGGGTCACTGACTGGGACTACGTCGGTGTTGGTAGCGAAGTCTTCACGGCTGATTTGGAGGTCGGCAACCACTTCACCCTTGCGTTGCTCGTCTATGTACCAGCGGTTCAGCCTTGCCAGAATTTTCAAAACACGCGCTTGACTGTCGTGCAGTCGTGCATGGATGGCTGAGAACACCACAGCGCCTTGTTCGATCAGGGCTTGTGTAGTTCCAACAGGTGCGTTGGCGTTTACGTCAGCAATCTTCTCTTCTGCGGTGGTAACTACGCCTTTGGCGGCGGTATCCAGCCAACCCAAAAGCTCAAACAGAACAGGTGAGGGCGGGTTGAACGGCATCGGCATGGCAATTTTGCGAATGTCATCAACACCGGGAGCCGCTTCAATCTCCGCCACCTGAGTCACGTCTACCTGCTGGGACTGACCCGACATCTTCGCTCCCTTGAGCTTGAGCATAGTCGCGGCGTTGTTGATGTGCGCAGAGTCCAGCAAAGCTCTCAGAGCGCCCGTCAAGCCAGCAGAAAGTCCACCGATGAGGTGAGGTAACCCGATGGCGTAAACACCGCGCCACGGGATGAATTTGAACTCAACGATCCAGTCCAGTTTGGACATGGTTTCATCGGTCTCTTCCCAGTTGCGGTACAGACCCACCACCTCGGTGCTGAGTTCATCAATCATCAGGATGTAGGGAGCCGACTCACCCTTGGAGAACTTGTCGTCTTCCAGTTCCAGCCATGTGTAGATGTGATAGACCTTACGCACACCATCTTCGTTGTCATCCCACTGCTTGCCTTCAATCTTGTTGTTGGCTTTCTGGGCGGCGGTAGGTTCAACTTCTTGCGTGGCACGAATAAAGTCAATGTCACGGTACATGCCAGACTTGACACGGCGCTTGAACTCCCATTGGGTGATCTCGTTCACGTCAGCGGCGCGTTGAGCAGTGTAGAAGTTGGTTGCCGCAAAGGGCAGGATCACACGGTCAATCGGCAAGAACTCAACGCATGGGCGCTTCTTGGTCTCGTCGTACCAGATTTTGAAATACTGTGATCCACCCAACGGAAGCTGGGTCAGCAGTTGTTCTTGCTCGTCACGGAACTCTTCGATCTGTTCGGTGATCTGCCAGTTCATGTAGTCGCGCTTACGTTCAGCGCGTTCGGTCTTCTCGTCGTCAACCTTGCCCAAAATCTTTGTGCGGACAGGCCCATCAGGTGGGAACAACTCCTTCATAGCACGGGCGGCAAAGTCTACGCACCCTTCAGCCATGGCAGGGTGGACAACCTTGGAGGCTCCTGCAAAGGTAGCACCGCCGGGGGCATCATTGCCCATACCCGTGCGCTTTAAACCCTCTTCGTACTTCTTGTCGCGCTCCTTACGAGCCTCTTTGTCTTTTTCCAGCAATTGCAGATAGCGCATAGCGATGCCGTCTAGGTCGTGCGGATCAATGGTCTCAGCCATGTTGTCGTAAAAGTCTGGGGACTCTTGAGGCCCCTCCACCTCTTCCATGGTCACCACAGCAGAGCCGTCAGGCATCTCCTGCACTTCGGTGGTCATGTCAGGCAGTTCAACGTCAACTGAACCGTCTTCGTTCTCTTGTAAATCATCCATGCTTTACTTTCATTTTGCGGTTCATCATCTCAAACATCATCATGTCACGGTCTACCTTACCACCATGAGCCATCTGAGGCGGTCTGATGGCGCTCATAGCCTGACCTTGACGTGTCATCTGGAGAATGTTGCTAGGTTGTTGCTGAAGCTGTTGACCCGGCATTGGCGGGTTCGGTTGCATCGGAGGTTGACCAGACGGCTGGGGTTGCGGTGCTGGCGGTTGCTGAGGTTGCATAGGAGCTTGCTGGATGCCGCCAACAGGAATCATGTTGCCTTGGGCTGGACGGGGAGGGAAGAACGCCTTGACATCCATGTTGGGGGCTTCTTCTACACCAATGCTTTGAACATCAACCTGACCGCCATCAGCCATACGGACTGCACCACCACGCTTGAAACCTTCAGTCATCAAGTGGCGGATGTATGCGTCCGTCAGTTCCTGCGATGGCAAACCTTGCCCTTTGACACCAAGCGCCAAGTCGTAGTAGCCGGGCTTCTTGCGGCTGGGGTTTGCTTTCTTAAACGCCTTGTGCCAGTCAGGTAAGTACGCTTCAGTTGGTACAGGTTTAATGCGCTTGCCCAAGTCTTGACCATGGATCAGCATCGGGAAGCCGGGGTGCAAGTCAGGGCGGTAGGTGGCGCTTTTCTCCAGTTGGAAGAGGCGAGGGCCTGCCGCAAAAGTTGGAACATCTCCGCCATGTTCTGGGTGATGAAGACCCGGCTCGGTCTCTTGCATCAGTGTCTGGGTTGGCTGGAAGATCACTCCCTTGCCGCTTTTCTCTCCACCAAGTGGTACGCCACCCTTTTTAGGGGTAATACCTTGGCCCATCATCAGATCAGCCAACGCCGCACGTTTGTCAAAGGTGTCCGCCATTTTCCAAATCTTTGGATCACGGATGTCAGCACCAGAACCAAAGGTTAAGGCAAGGTTATGGTTGATAGCGGCTTCAAGCTCAGGTGTCAACAGTCCTTGCTTCATAGCGGCTTGGAACTGGCGCTTGAGCTTGTCAAACACAATCGGGTTGGTCTTGAGTTGAGTAGCGGAACCCAGCATGGTTGTCCATGCGGTTTGTGGATCAGTCAGGTTGGTCAGGCGTGATGCTGTGCCAGTGTCCATCACACCCCATGCTTTGCCTGCATAGTCAGGATCAACGTTGGAGATAGCAGGAAATGCCGCTCCACCAATGTTTCCGCCACCAACGCGAGTGCGGTCGGCTTGTGTGGTGGTGGTGCGTTTAAAGCCCTTCTCACGCAATCTACCAAGTGCCTCGGATGCTTTTATCTCTGGTTCTTTTTTGATGGCTTCAGCCGCCATCCTTCCAGCCTTGGCTCGATCTGCGGCTTTGTACATTCCCAGTTGCTTGTTCATCATCTCTAGTTGCATTTGATCCATATCGCCTCCGTCTGCCATGTGTACTGTGCCGCCCTTGTTATACAGGGGTAGACCGTTTGTTAATACGTCTTTGCGCATCTCTTCTGTGATAGGGAAGTGATGCAAACGCTTATCAGCCGTTTCAGCAATTTTTTGATTTTGCTCTGGCGTTAGTTGAGCCATGGGAATGTTAGCGATGCCTAATTTTTCCACGGCGTTGCTATAGTCTTCTGGCGAACCTTGCAAGCGATGACCATTCAACTGAGTCTTCACGCCGTACTTCTTGCCGATGCTGTTCAGGATGTTGGGAACCTTGGTGTCGTAGAAGCCCTTCATGCCCTTGCCGCCGACATGAATGTCTTCGCCTTCAAGCTGGTGAGTTCCTAACATCTGCGGGGCTTTCAGCAAGCGATCCGCAACCTCCTTGCCAATGTGGCTGGGCAAGTCTTCTTTCTTGATGCCAGTCTCGTTCATTACCTCGCGGCGGTCATGACCATATGCTTTCAGGCGCTCTTCTTCTGGGTGGTATCCAAGGTAGCCAATATGGTTGCCAATGTTGTATCGCTTGGCCTGTTCCACGCCGGGAGTCACCACGACACCGTGGTAGCCCTTCTCTGCGGCATGGTGGATCAGACGCTTGAGTGCCATCTCTTCCCAGTTCTTTTTGAATGGGGCATCGGGTACTGCGTCTTGTTGCTTTCTTTCAAAATGCCGAAGATCATCCATCTGACTGTTCAACGCAAGCAGTTTTGGAGTGATTCCATTGGCTTCATCCATCATGCTTTGAAACTTTGGGCTGTAGTCAGGCTCTTGTTTAGCTTGCTCATGCAATGCCCAGCGACGCTTGTTTAGCTCATCGTATGTTCGCTTTAATTCGTCAATCTGAGCAATTTTTTGTTTTGCCTGCGGGTCTTTGTAACTCTTATCACGACCCTGCTGATGCCAGTCTGACTGCAACTCTTCAAGGTGCAACAGCTTCTCTCCATTGGGGCCAGTGCGGTCTTTCAGGCGCATGCTGGCAAGGATATTTGGCTCATGATTAAAGTGACCGCCTACGCCGGGAAAATATTGTTGTCCTTCAACAAGACCAGCTTGCCCACTGCTTCCAGCGTATTTTGATGCCTCATCAGGTTCATCAAATAAAACCTTCTCTTCCCCACGGCGTTGCGCCCAATACTTAGCAGGCATCTTGATCAACATTTCACGATAGTTTTTACCGCCCGGCAATGTCCATTTCTCGTGGTATCCATAATCAGGTAAATAGGTCAAATCTTCTCTTGCGATACGCAAGATATTTGGCATGTGATTAGATCGCAACCTTCTTATTTCGTCCGCCAAAATAGAACGATATTCACTGGATGATGTATTAGCTTCATTGCTTGCATACTCTTTAGATCGCGCCAAGATTGTTTTGTTTGCAAGTTTGCGAACCGCCTCTTTACTTGGCGGTTCAGGTTCTCCCCCAAGCACCTTCTCTCCGATAGCTGGCGCAGGTCGAATGGCAAGGTTTGCCATGAACTGGTCATGAGTCATGCGTGGCATACCCATGATGTCGGTCAATCCACGCTCTTGAAGCTCGGTTGGCTTGATGCCAGACACACCCATCAGTTCCTTCATGAACTCCGCGCCAGTGCCTGACTTGCGCTTGAGTAAAGCCGCTGTCTTGTCAACAGCAGAGTGGAATGGCTTACCCTTTCCGACCAGTGGCTTCATAGTGGGCGTTCCTCAATATCTAAGTGATGGGCATGAGTGACTCGACCGCCATGGGCCAAGCCAAAGTCCTTGCGCTTGCCATACACGGGGTTCTTTGCCAACACCAAGGGGCCGATCTGCACGACATGCTCAGCATGGGTGATGGGCTTGCGTGTGTCACCACGGTGGTAAAAGTAATCCCTGCGGCGGGGGTCATAGCCGACCTGAACATAGTCAGGGTGGCTCAGGTGCTGTTGCATGTGGGCGACAGCCTCCTCGTCCGTCATGGGTTGCCACTCGCCCTTGATCTTGGCAAAAGGTGACTTGTTGGTTTCACCAGTAGCCACGCGCTGGGCCTTAGATGGGCCGGGGTCGAACTCAGCATTGCGGACAGCAGACACGGGGCCGTACTTCACCGGGGTCTTTGCGCCTGACTCGTCATGGATGGAGTTCACCCACACGCCATGGTCGCTGTAGGCAGGAATGTCCAGACGCAGGCCAACAGGATGGCCTTCAGGGAATTCATCAGCACCACGCCAGTGCTGGCGCTTGTTTTCGTGCAATGCGCCCAGTGCCTCTTCATCGGTGGCAGGGCGGGGGATTGATTCGTACTGGCTCACAGGCTTGAGCTTCTTGACTGTCTTGTCGTACTCAGCCCGGCTGATGACACCAGCAAGCAACGCCTTTGCCGCCAGTTCAAGCTCAGGTATCTTGTCATCCTTGCGCTTCTTGACGCTGACAACGGCAGGGTCTTGGGGTTTGGTCATATTGCCACCAGTGTAGAACTGGCGCAATTATAGGGAGGGACGGAACTTATGGGAAGTGGTAGCGGGGACTGGGATTGAACCAGCGACTTCGGCGTATGAGACCAATGAGATACCACTTCTCCACCCCGCAATAGGTTGTCGGCTACTCGCTACGTCTGCTTCTGGGTAGCCTCGGACGGATTTCAACCGTCGGAGTACAGGATCACAGCATCCGCTTTCACCAACACGGCTGGAGACTGCAAGACCAGAATACTCGGCAAGCATCCCTCTGGTGAGGTGTACCAAAGAACGACTTTACTCGTCCCTTGCCTTATTCCCAATCCCCATGCGTGTTGGGTTTACTGCGCATAAGGGTTTTCACCCTTCCTGATTCCTGCGTCGTAAACATCGTCGTCATCATAGTCTTCCCTTGGCGGCGGGTCAATACTGATCCAGCCGTTATCTCGCAGGAACCGCAGTCCCTGTGACAAAGCGTCCACAAAGTCGTCATGCACGGTCTCGGGGAATGAACACACCTGAGTCACCATGCCCTCAGCCCAGTCGCGGACATAGCCCTTCTTCACGCCGCTCTCAGGAACCCATACGCGCCCAGCTTTGATGATGTTGGACACAATGGACAGACGTTGCATCTTGTCCGCCTTGCCCGGGTTGTACGCCATCACAGGCAGGTGCGCACGTCCCAAGTCTTGGATCAGGGAGATACCTGCCGACTTGTCCTCCACAAGGATCAGGTCAACCCGCTTCTTGCCCTGACCCTCACCGTAAACGGTCTCATACTCTGCAATGACCTTTGGACGCAGGTCAGGGTACTGCATGTGGTCTTGCCAACAGTCAAGGATCAGCACACACATGCCACCGTCCAGCGGCTTGAACACACCGAAGGTAATGGCGGCGGTCGGATCGTTCTTGGTCTTGTCGGTGTTGGCGCAGTCGTAAGACTGAATGACGTACTCCAACCGAGGAATAGGTTTGCCGTCAGGCCACAGCCTGAACCAGTCCCGCTTGACGATGCCACCCTCCTCAACGTCATAGACCTCTGCGTAGATTTCCTGCCTCCCGAGCTTGGTTCCCTCGTACTGAAGAATCTGTCGCTGGAAGTTGTCAGACAAGTTGTCAATGTTGGCGTACGTCGATGCAGTGGTCACCACCACGTCGTCGCCCTTCCTGCCGATCAGGTCAATGATCAAGTCCTTGGGCTTTGGAGTGGTAGTGCAAATGATTCTTGTTTGCTTGCCCAGTCGCACACCAAACTGGATTTGATCCCATGCCTCGTTTAGGTAATCCCATGCGGCAAGCTCATCGCACCACGCTCCGTGGAACTGTGGGCCTCGGAACCGCTCAGGCTCACTGGCAGGGATGCCCTTGATTAGGGAGCCGTTGGTCAGCCTAAGCTCATGCAGGGCTTTGTTGTAGTCGGCAATGAGGCTTGGCGGTATGACAGACAGCAAGCCTGAGTCACCCTCAAAGCAGGTAGCGCGGACATCTGAGGACGTAGGAGCCGCCACCAGCCAGCGGGTGTTGGGTTGCCTCCATGCCCACCAGCCTATCTGCTCAGCCGCTGTACGGGTCTTTCCAGCGCCTCGACCTGCCAGCATCAGCCAGATCGACCACCAGTCCCCGGGCGGCAGTATCTGGTGCATATGCGCCTTAGACAACCACTTCATGCGCCATGCCCACGAAGCTTTGTACTCCTCGTCGGGTATGGCATCAAACCGCTTCCTGACATCTGGATCAGCAAGCAGGTCAGTCAGGTCATCAAGCTCACTCACTGATCTTGACCTGTTTCTTTAGTTCTAAGTTCTGCATCAGCCC